GGATGCTCTTCTGTGTGATCTCCCAAACTTCAGACTGCTCCGTCTCGTAGTTCCAGACGACCAAAGCCCAGAAGTATTTGGCCTTGTCGCCTTCTCGGAAGTCGAAGCCCGCAGGCTCGTCCTCGCCGTTGCGCCACCTGATGGGCTTGTTGTCGTTTGACCACCGAACGAAGCCGTCGATAATCTGAAGAGACAGGACGCGGAGCTTGAGGGTCTCGCCCTCTTTTACTTTGGTGTAGCGTCCTTTGCTCGAGGGCATCTTGTGACCCTCTGGGATGAATGAAAAGTTGCTCATGTGTTGGTTGATGTTTGAGCGTTGTGATCCGATTGAAGGCCCAGATCGTCGCCTGTTTTATCAATGTCTTCAAAGCAGTTGTAAACAGCCACAATGCCGTCACCGATGGAGTGCCGCCCGTCTCCCAAGTATCGCACGATGTCGATCACATCACCGAAGGGGACGTGGATGAGGAGGGTGTTCTGTTGGAGTACTTTGATGAGGCCGTCCTGCACGAAGGGCATCTCCTTCTTCATTTCTTGCAGGCGTTCGCGCTGCTCTGGCCGTAGCCGTTCAAATAGTGTTTTCATGATGTTGATTGTTTTGACGAGCGCAAGATATAAAACTCTTTTGCACATATGCAAATAAAAAAAAGGTAGGGGCAAAAATTTATGCCCCGAGGAAGCGGTCGATCGCTCTCTGGATAATCTTAAAAGCAAACAGCCCAGCAAGTAGCCACGCGAGGATGGTCTGCCATGTAGGTCGCGGCTCGTACTTGATGACCGGAGGAAGCTCCACCTCCTCGATGATGCGGATCGTGTCGGTCATACAGACCCCCTCCACCTTCAGAGTGTCGTGTATGCGCTTTATCTTGATTTTAAGGCGTTCTTTTTCGATTGTGATGGTATCTATCGGAAGAGCCACAAACGTCGTCTCTGCGCGTATTTCTTCGATGACGATGGTAGTGTCCACGATCTCCACCTCGGGCGGTTGAATGATGCTCGGGTCTTTGGCGATGGCTCTGCTTAAGTGCCAGTTCGCGGAGCAGGAGGTGAGCGACAGGATGCAGATGGCTGTGATCAGGATCAGCACCTTGAGGATGTCGCTGTCAGGAATATGCAGGCGGTATCTGGAAGTAGAGAACCTTGTCATCGTCGGGGGCGTATTGATGCAGGCAAAAGTAAACAAGGAAGAGGCTACCGTCCTCATAAACTTGGTAGCAAGGATTCATGCTTTTACCCCTCGAGGGTGTCCCCTTTGACGATGTAGATGGTGTCGTGGTAGATCGTGTCGTGGTGTATAACCTTCTCGATGTCGCGCTCCAGAGTGGGGAGGAAGAAGCGCACCTCAATCCACGCGAACATTGCAAAGGCGAGCAGGGCGATCACAAGCCATTGAATGAGCTCCGCGATGAACTTGCCCTTGTTCACTTGGTGACCTTATCGAAAAACTTATGGTAGAAGGCCTCGACCATTTTCAGCCCACCGAAGCCAACGATGAAGGCCGTGCCGTATTGACTCGAGCCTGTCAAGTTTAGCCAGTCGATGAGAACAGGGGCGAGGTAGTTGGCCGACATTGTGCCCGTGACTACGCTCAAGAGCTGCTCCTTCAGGTCGCGCTTCTTCTTGATGGTGATGAGGCTGCCGAAGAATCCCCCGATCATCAGCCCGATGTTGATGCCTATCTCGTCCAGATCAAATTTCATCTTTTCCGATTGTCGTGATCTTGAGAACAAATTTACGAGGCAAAGCCCGCAGCAACTTGGTGATCGTGTTGCGGGAGTTGTACACATCGAGGTGTCCGTCGTTGTTTATATCCTTAAGTCCCTCACCCACAAGGATGCAGCCGTGTGTATCTCTGTGATAATTTCCTGCGTGGATGAGTATCTGGGAACGGCTGCCCGTGTCTTGAAGCCAAAACGACTGTCCGAACTTGGGGCTGATGTGCTTGATGACTGGATAAATACCGCCCGGTATTCGTGAGATGTTGCGCTCATTGTTCCTCCACGGCAGCTCGAGGGTTTTGGCGAGCTCGATGCCGTTGCGATCTTCGAGCCTTCCTGTCGTCTGCCACTCGTCCTCCTGCTCTCGGATGAGGTGGAGGCGTATCTCGTCGCTTTTAGCTGCCACTTGTGATCGTGTTGAGTTCCGTCTGCGTGAGGGCGGTGTCCCAGAGGGCGAAGACCTTGATCTCGTCGCTGTCGTCGCTGCTCTTCCCTGTGATGCGTATCTCGTCAAAGTAGCTCGCATCGTTCCACTCGGTGATGCTGTGCGTCTTGGTCTCTCCGTTCTGGCTCATCAGAATCGTCGGGGTCGCGCTTGCTGCTGCGCCTGCTCCACTCCATGAGACCGCGATCCGTGTCACGATGTGCGTGCCATCGCTGTCGAAGATCGTCCCATCCGAGGAGACCACTCCCGAGCCCGCCTGCACGATGCTGAAGCCTGTGTTGAGCGTTCTGATGCGGTTGTTGTTGAAGTCGGAACTCAAGCCGATGTCGATGAATCCCGTCACGCTGTCCGGCAGCTTGCCCTCAATCATCAGCGTCCCGGCTGTGCCCGTGAGGATGCTGTTCGTGACGATGTTCGAGAGGGTGAAGGTGGCGGCTGCTGTGCTGTTCTCCACGCGGAAGGATGGGCACGTCTCGGGGTCTCCCGCTGTGCCGTAGTGCAGGGCGGGGACGTTGGTGGCGATGCCTGTCTCCGTCGTTCCGTCGCTCTTCGTGCGTGAGGATGTCGCTGCTCTGGCGAACGTGAAGTCTCCGCCTCCATCTGTCGGAATAACGCTGTATGCTTTTGCTGATTTGAATGCAGATGCGACGAGCAGCAAGCTCGCGGAGTCAAAGAGGTTCGCCATGTTTTAGAGTTCTTCCTCGGCCGTCCAGTCGTCCGAGAGTGATTCTGTAAAGATAAGGCTGCTCTCTTCATCCGGTTCGGTGCTATGTGCAAGAATTGCCCACTTGCTCCCGTCAGGGTGTTGGCGTGGGTTCGCCCAGTTGCTTGTGATGCTTCCCTTGTACGCCTTCGCCTCGTTTACCTTTTGGTTGTACTGCTCAACCTCTTCGCGTGTTCCGATGTACCACATTAGGTGTAGATGTCAAAGTGGTCGTTGATGTTCCCCTCGATGCCCGTGCGGTTGGAGGATTGGTCGGAGTTGAAAATTATGATTTCTTGAATAATCACTTCGTCATCACCGATGGAATCAATCTGCGCACTAAAATCTGTAGAATCTGTTGCACTTACCTCGCTACCTCCATTCAAGTAATTGTAAACGCTACCACCATGCCTCAGAAAGTTGATTAAAAAAGTGTCGGTATTATTGACCGTTGCAGTTTGTTGTAAAACTGTCCCAACGCCACTTTGTGAAAGTGTTGGCTTGTTCCCGATGTAGAGGACATCCATCCCATTAGTCGAACTGTCTATATAATTATTTGCTTGATTGGTTTTGTTCTTAACAACGGCAGCGATCATAAAGTCGTTCGTTCCAATTGATACGGCGTTACTTAAATCTAAGGGTGTGCGTGTGCCGCTATGCTCAAACTCAACTGCCGCCTTTCCGTTCTCGGTTACCAATGTCCCTGCACTCACAACCAATGGTTGCTCGCTTTCGGTCGCGTTGGTCGCATCGTTGCCGTTGCCCGTTTGGTCGTAGAAGGTAGTGACCGCTCCGTCTGCCGTGGTTTGAGTGACTACAATGTTTTTCAAGTAGAAGACATTTGCCCCCGTTGTTGTGGGCGTTATATCTGACCCATCATATGCTTGGAATCTTAAAGCCGAACCTTGTGTTATTGTTATCGTTTGGTCGATGCTCGTCCAAGTGTCGGTGGCGGTTACATCAGCAAACGTCTCTGCTCCGTAGCCTGTCCAAATACTAACCTTGTCAATCTCCGAATTGGTTGATGGTAAATACACATCGGCTTGAACCCTAAAACTATTCCCCCCACCCTTTCCGCTGAATGGAGCGATAGAAGCATACATTTGCCCCGTTCCCGTTATTGTGCTGAACTTGTAAGCATCATCCACCCCTCCAACGCTTTGGGCTGCTGCCCCCGTTCCATTAGTTTCGGTTAAGTCTTCCGTGCTTGAAAAGTCAGAGGTGTACACATCCACATCCTCATTCACAAAAGTGGTCAGAGCCGTGGTGTCCAAGTCCCCGTTCGCATCGAAGCCTATATCTTGCTCGGTGTCATCCGATGACCTTCTCACCCGTATGGCGTTGAGCGTTTCGGCCTCGGTGAACTTCCTTAAAGAGTAGTAAGCCGTAACCCCTCCGAAAGCATCGCCGAAGCCAGCGTAAGCCGGAGCAGGGGCGCTGCCGCTGAACGATCCGTCCGTCTTCACATAGTCGCCCGCTGTCGCTCCCTCGTTCAACATCGCGCCCCAGAACTCAAGCGTCCGGGCGGTGTTGTCGTTGTTCTGGAGGGAGAGGTCGTAATCCCCCGCCGTGGTCGTGGTGAAGGTGTAGCTGAAGCGCGTCCATGAGGTTGTCGCTGTCTTGCTCTCCGCATCTCCGAGCGTCACATTGCGAAGCCTGAAGTTCTGCGTGCCTGTGTTGACCTTTGCGTAGATGCTGAAGGTATACTCCTTGGAAGCCTCAAGCGTGACCCTCTGCTGAAGGCGTGCCTGTCTGTTGGCGGTGAAGTCCACGCGCTCGGCTGTCGTCCCCCCATTGGGGTCTGTGATGGTATTGGCCGAGACGGTGGGCACGTCCGTGGTGTCGGGCAGCCTGTCCCAGTCGATTGTATTGTCGAGGTCTTCGGAAGCCTTGAGCAGGTTCAGTCCAAAGCCGGGAGGGGCTGAATCGATGAAGAGCGTGTTCGCACTCCAAGCCTTGTCCCCCCACCATGTGGACTTGTAAATCTCTCCCCAGTTGTTGCTGTTTGCCATATCAGTAGACCCAACGATTTGACCTGCGTGAATGATTCGGATGCATGCCGTCCTCCTGCGCTGCCGTGTACTCGGGGAAGCGCGTCGGATAGTATTCGAGGTGATCGACGAGCCGCCTCTTGTAGTGGTCGCCCACATCCGTCTGCTTGGTGATCAATGCCTGAAGCTCATCAATCGAGGGCGTGGTCGCGTTCTCGCTCTGATGTCTGAAGACTCCCGCGTTGCTCACCTCGTAGGCGTGGAACTGGTAGAACTCCGCAGCGGCTAAATGGATGAGGCAGGGCTGCACGAACTCGGTCAGGAGCGTCGAGTAGTTGCCCGCCAATGTGCTGCCGCTGATGTCGCTCTGGAGCTTCTCGTATAGCTTCGTTCCGAGGATGGGGAGGATGTGGATGTCCTGCGCCACCTTTATGTGTGGGATGATCTTGTCGGTGTCCACGTTGCCCCCGATCAGCGTGTAGCGGATCAGGTCTTCCCTCTGTATGAATAGCACGTCGCTCATCGTCTCCCTTGGTTTGGCATATCAATGGGGCGCATCTTCGCGTCGTCGTAGCCTGCCGGGTTCATGTTCTGCACCCCTGCGCTCTTCGCTGCGCCCTCGCTTGTGCGCTTGTAGTTCTCTTCGATGTCCCTGCGCGTTGTTCCCTTCTCGGTCTCGTCCAATGGCTTGACCTTCCCGCCCACTTGCTTGCGCTTGAAGATCATCCTAAACCAACGATGATGACAATTCACTCCACCCTTGAACCGCCAGATGGAATAAGATGACGATCCTTTGGGCGCGAACTCGGAGTTCACCCCTGCGCTGCTCATCTTCTCGATGTCCTCGCGCCTGTAATAAACGCCCTGCTCTGCGTTGGCGACCATGTTCTTGCAAAATGTCCTGCTGTTGTCTTTGGTTCTCTTCGGGTCGTAGCGGTAGCGAATCTTGTAGATGCCTCCGTCGTGGCGGCTCTTCTCCTCTGGGTCTGCGAATCTCTTGAAGAACTTGAAGACCTCCCCATCTGGTTCGTCGGGGTCAGTCACCTCCTCCTCATGAACGAGCTCCCACTCGTCGAGGTCAACCTTGTCGCCCTTGTCTTCGAGGTACTTCAGCCATGCCTCCTCCGCTGTCTCGCTGAAGTGAGGGGCTTCGATGCTCATCTCGACCTTGTTCAGCTTCGCGGGGGTGGCTTCGGCTGCTGCCGCCTCCATCATGACCGGGGAGAGGTCTTTGAAGTAGAGCTCGATCTCCTGCCCGTTGTGTGCCATGACGCTCTCGGCTGCTTCTGTCACCAAATGCCTGAAGGGCTTGATGACGCTGTTCTTGAAAAGCTCATACGCGACCTGTAACTCCTCCGCGTTGTTGCCGAGCCCTGTGTTGTCCTTGATGCCCAAAAGCATGGGAGAGGTGATCCTATGCGCCACCATGACCTTGCGAATGCACTCGTCGGAGAGAAACTGGTACTGATTGTGCGCATCGGATAGCTGCACCGCCTCGATCGTTGCCGCATTGTCTGGGCTGTCATTGAAGGCGATGATGGCCTTGCCGCTGTTGGATGACCCTCCCCACTTCGCGAGGATGTCGCGCTCGATCTCGAACTGCTCCTCGATCGGTGGGACTCCATTGTTGAAGTTGATCATCATCGAAGGCGCGAGGCCGTTCTTGATGTTGTTCAAGTGGTAATTCGCGATCTCTCCCTCGAGCTCTGCATACTGAAGCCCTCCCTGATAGTCCACAGGGCTGAAGTAAACAGACCCGGGGCTGTAAGATTCAACGCTCAAGATGGCCACGTCGTCGCCTGCCGCTTGATGCCCGAAGGCGGGGAAGGCTTGAGGGGCGAACTTTGGGCTCTTCGCCTTGCTCCAGTCGTTGGAAAAGTAGAAGGTGTCCACTTCACCCTCGTCGTTCACCTTCGCAGGGCGCAGATAGTTGCGGGGGATGTGGAAAGCACCCACCACCTGACCCTTGTCGAGGGTGAGCTGAAAGGATGCATGGCCGAAGAGCTTGAGGTCGTGGCATACACGACGAACATCCTCGGCTTGGAATATCTTGATGAAGTTCACATAAGCCTCGAGGCTGCTCCCCTCTGCTGCCTCCATGCCCTCGCCATAGATCAGATCGCTGATCCCTTGAATCGCTGCGTTATTCGTTGGCGAAGAGTGGAAGAGGTCGATCAGGTACTGGTAGAAGTTGTTGTCCTCTCCGTACTCGACCCACGCATTGCGAGGCTTCTCGCTCACCTTCGGGGAGGTGTAGCTTGCGAGCTTTAATATCTTCAAATTGTGATCCATTTGGCAGTATTGTCAACGGGTTGCTGCGTCATCGGCTGCTTGTCGTAGACGCTGAAGTCTTGGAGGTCGGTGCTGTTTGTGCAGAACACCTTGCCTCGATAAATCTCATTCAATATCTCCCCGCTGTTGAGGTACGAAGTTACGAGTTCATTCGCCTGCCTTCTCGTCTTGCTCGTGTAAGGATCAACGAGATTTGTAACACATTGGAAGACGCTCTCCTCCCATCCCTCTACTGCCTCGAGGTCGTCCGTCACCCTCTTGCGGTAGATGGTCGGCTCGTCGAGGGCTGACATGGTAGAAGACAAAGCCCCAGAGGGCAGCCTGAACACCCGGAGGTAGTAGTACAAATTTTCATAAAGGGGGAAGGTTCGGGTGATGCTGACGTAGCTGTCGTCTTGTATCCCGTAGCCGATCATTTGAAAGGTCGTGCCGCTCTCCTCCTCCTGAAGGTGGAGCAGGTACTGGAGCGCACCAATCGAGCGAGGCGCGAACTTGATGGTCTGCAAGTCTGTCTGCGAGCTTGTCAGGATGTGCATCTGTCCCTTGTGGTTTTCACAAAGTTAAAGCATTCAGAGGCTTGTTG